AAGCAAATGTATAACATGGAACAGTTAGACATCAATTTTACTACTCCGGCACTTATACAAACAACAACAGAGATTCCACGATTTATATCACGTAATAACAGATAATTCTATGAAGACTATACAATCCATCGAACATTTACAAGGCGTTATCCAGGGTGCATATCTTGCCTTGATTGACGAACACATTATTATCGAAGAAGAAAAGAATTTCGGTTATGATGTGTACGAAAACCCGAAAGGCGGCTTTTGTGTAAAGACTGAATTTACAGATTACTACATCGAGCCTATTTTCAAAGGCGACAACATGCAGCCTGCCGATGATCCGGAGCCACACATATCCGAACAAATCTTCTTTTATCAAGTAGGTAACAAGGTTTCCAAAGTTGTAAAAGATTTCATTGAAGAGTTGGAAAGAATTTCAGATGCTGATTGCCCAGATGAAACAATCACACGCAAAGAAATGAAGCAAGATTATAAATTATCACTAACTGAAAATTAAGGGTTTTTATGTCGGTAGGTGGTGAGCGTTCTAATTTTTCTCTCTACTTCTCACCACCTACTATTTTAAAACAGCAACATGAACTTAATTAAAGAAATAGAAAATTCGGAAACGACTATACAGGTAATGATTGATTTGCTTGGCGCACAGAAATCAACGCTCGCAAAAGCGAAAGCTGTTTTGCAAAACGATAAACAGCTTTCGTCGCGAGCAAAAGCAAGGCAAGAAAACAAAGATTTAATAATGGCTGATATTATAAAATTTGATGGCAGGAGTGGCAAACCTTCAATCGCTAAAAAGAAAAGATTATGAGTAACTATTTTGAGAGAAATCCAATTAAAAACCAGACGATTGCAAAAGGTACAGAAAGTATTTTTGGTGCAACCTCTATAGGTGAAGTTATGACGCAAGCAAAACCATTACAGATAAGATTGGCTAACAATGGAAAGAACGAGCATTGCAATGTAGCAAGGTATAACCATTGGTGGAATAAGACAGCATCACTTGTATGCAAAGTGAAATACAAAGGAAAATTTGAATTAATGTTAATCACATCAAATAATTAGCATGAATAACACTACAGAAAATAATTACAACGACTTGCACAACGATGAATTTGATATTGAATTTAATTTAGATAGTATCAATGATGGCTGCTTGTCAACACCAGTAATATCAGTAATTTTTCTATTTATAATCATACTTGGAATTTTAGTAAAATGAACGACAAAGAACCAATACACTTGATAGATGCACTCACAATAATTGTAATTATTCTGATTTTCATTTTAGTAGTAATAAATATTTTAAGATAAAACATGGCAACAGAATTGGACATAGCATTAATCGAAATTCAACAGGCAAAAAAGATTTTGCAAAATGAACTACATGCAAATGAAAGAATCATGCGTGCAATTACAGAATCCGAAAGATTGATAAAATTGAAAGATTCACAGATTGCAGAAATGAGAAAATTCTTACAACTATTTGTAGATGCTTGCAACGGTGAAGTTGTATTTATTCCGAATGAAAAATTTGAAGAAATAAAACAACTTTTAAAATAACAATTATGGCAAACGGAAAACTATTTACAGGCTCAATTTCAGTAAGCAAATTACTCGAAGAAGCAAAGAAAGCTCATTCTGCATTTTATACAGGAAAAGACGGTAAAAAATATTGTAATGTAAAAATTTGGGTGAATGATGAACCAGACCAATTTGGTAATCATGTATCACTTCAGTTGAACAGCAAAAAAGATACAGAAAATTATAAGGTATATCTCGGTAATATGAAATCTTTTGAGCAGAAAGGTCAGGAATCGTTTTCAAAGAATAATACAAAAGATATTCCGGTTGATGATGATCTGCCGTTCTAAATGAAAAAAGCCAAGCGGTGCGAACGTTTGGCTTTGATGAATAAAAATATTACTCACTTATAATAAGACAAAGATATGTCAAACGATGCAAAAGAACAAGGAAAAAATAAACTACCCACTCTACAAGAGCTACATCATGACGAATTAACAGCATTCAAGAATGACCAGTTTAATTTGCTATTAAACCAACCGGTTCCTGAAGCATGGGTAAAAGACCACCCATTCGCAAAAGGCGTAAAATACCTCCCCATTGATAAGGTTGAATTTCTACTTACACGAATTTTCCAGCAATGGAAAGTAGAGGTTATTAATTACGCAGCACTCTTTAATAGTGTTTCCGTTCATGTACGCTTACATCTTCTACATCCATTAACCGGCGAATGGTTCTATCACGATGGACTTGGTGCAGTTGGTGTTCAAACGGACAAAGGAGCATCTGCCAGTGATATATCAGCTATCAAACAAGATGCTATAATGAAAGCATTACCAGCAGCTGAAAGCTACGCGATAAAAGATGCAGCCGAGAAACTCGGAATATTCTTTGGTAAAAACTTAAACCGTAAAGATACCGTAGGCTTTGCTGGAGCCTACTCCAAACAAGAAGAAGAACCAACTACTGACGAGTGGCAAACGCTTCAGGAATTATATGACCTGAAAGAAGAAAACCTTACCGAAGATGAAAAGATTAACGCTGAGCGGATCTTAAAGAACAAAGAAGTGAACTCATACAAAAAATTACTTAAACAACTACAAAATAAATAATCATGGATAAAATTAGAAACGGACGGTTCACGTCTTCCGGAATCAGTGCATTAATGTCTTCTGGAAAAGCCAAAGGCACGTTTGGCAAACCATTCTACACCTATGTAGAAGAAAAATACTTTGAAACTAAACTGCTACGCAGGTTGGACAATGAATCCAATGCGAAACCTACATCATGGGGCAAGCTGGTAGAACGCCACGCTTTTGACCAACTGGGTACAGAATACAATCTTGTCAGCCAGGAAACAATCGTACACCCAAGTATAGGGCTATGGGCCGGTTCTCCAGACTTAGAAAAATACGATGAAGGGAAAACAGTTTGTGATATCAAGTGCCCAATGACACTAAAATCGTTCTGTACATTCTATGAATGCGAAACGATTGAAGAAGTACGCGACAAGCATAAAGACGGCGAAGATTATTACTGGCAGTTGGTGAGTAACTCTATTTTGCTGAATACCAAGTACGCAGAATTAATCATCTATGTACCGTATTACTACGAATTGGTACAGATAAGAGAATTGGCAAACAATTATGATGGTGACCAAAATAAAGTAGCCTGGATTAACTGGGCGGGCGATGATGATCTGCCGTACATACCTGAAGAAAGTGAATATAAAAACTTAAAAGTCATTCGTTTTGAAGTTCCTGAATCCGATAAAAAGGCATTGACAGAACGTGTAAACGCTGCAATTAGCGAAATACAGAAGATGCTATTGCCTAAAGCATCGAACACAATCAAGACGACAGAAACAGTAGAAACTCCAAAAGGCGACAACGATTTAAAAATTTAAAAAATACAACTATGAAAGTACATTCAATTAAGCTATTCAACTTCGCAAAATACGACCAGGTAGATGTATCATTCGATGATAAGACAGGCGTAGATATCAAGGTTCTACGCAAGTTGACAAAATCAGGTAGTGAATTGAGCTTTGAAGCGCCGGAAGGCATGACGCTTGACCAGCAGTGGTTAACGGATCTCTTTATCAACAGTACTCTGGCACAGCTGGGCGCAAATTTAATTTGGAAGCTGTTCCGCGAAGGCATGATCACGCACCACGGCGCATACCTGAATTTAGAAACCATGAAAGTAAACCCGATAGCTATCTAATGAATTACATAGAGCTGATAAATAATTTTTGGCAAAAGGATATGGAGTTCAATTTCTCTGAGCGAGAGGTTGCCCTCTACTTCTATCTTCTGAAAGTCAGCAATGGCCTGGCTTGGAAAAATCCATTTGGACAATCCAACGCTATGATCATTGCCAAATTCGGTTGGGGTAAGTCTTCGTTCGATACAGCCAAGAATAAATTAAAAACAGCCGGTTTGATAGATTTTAAGGCAGGCGATGGCAGAGGTATTGTGTACCAATATGAAATAAAGGGGCTGAAAAAGGTATATAAAAAAAGTACCCTTTCCGATAACCTTTCCAGTACCCTTTCCGATAACCTTTCTAATCCTAAACCGGACACATCAATAAATATAAAAATAAACAAAACAGAAAAGAGTGTTGCCAAGGCAACCGTTCCCAAATCTAATTTAAAAAAAACGCTGCCTACTCGCAAGCAAGAGTTCTACGATCAGGTAGCGGAATTTAAAGATGTGTACCAGAAAGAAATGCTTAGAAAGTTCTTCGACTACTGGACAGAGCTTAACCCATCAGGAACCAAGATGAAATTTGAATTACAGAAAACATGGGAACTGTCGAAGCGATTAACCACCTGGTCCAGCCGTGAAAAAGATTTTACTAAAATGCCTGCAGGCTCACCGGAACAAATTACCACTGAATCAAAAATGCTAAGTTAATGTACCAACCGAAAATAGAAGATAAATCGTTACAAGTTTATGGAAAAATTCCACCACAGGCCCTGGAACTGGAAGCTGCCGTACTTGGTGCAATACTTATCGAGAAAGAAGCACTTACCGAAATATCTTCTTTTATCCGATCAGAATGTTTCTATGTAGATGCACACGCCACCATTTACCAGGTCTGTATAAACCTGTTCGTAAAGAATAATCCTATTGACCTGCACACCGTTACTGAAGAATTGCGCAGAACTGAAAAGCTCGAAGAGGTAGGCGGTGCTTTTTATATTTCCGAATTGACGAATAAAGTTGCATCATCGGCAAATATCCTGTACCATGCACGTATCGTTTTCCAAAAGTACATGCAACGGGAAGCTATTACGATATGCAACTCGATTACCAATAAAGCGTATGAAGACATAACAGATCCTTTTGAACTTCTGGAAAAAGCACAGCTGGCATTTTCCAAGATCACAGAGAACATTAAAAACTCTAAGGTTTCTCATATCGCGAATGTGGCATTAACGGCCATAACGCAGATGAAAGAAAACCAAAACAAAGATTTGGTGCACTTGGGCTTAACCAGTGGATTATCAAAAATTGACAATATTACACTTGGCTTTTGCCCGCCGGATCTGATCATCATTGCAGGCGGTACGAGTGAAGGTAAATCTACCTTGGCGTTGCAGATAGCAAAACACGTTTCCACTAACAGTAAAGTAGCTTTCTTTTCCTTAGAAATGTCAAATGAGCAGTTGGTATGGAAAGTATTTTCAAGCGAAATAAACGCGTCTGTAGCGCAAATCCGCAAAGGGAAACTATCAACGGAACAATGGTTAAAATTAGAAACTGATGTGTACGAAGATTTGACAAAATCCAATTTCTATTTATACGATGAGGGCGGCTTGTCTGTATTCGACCTGGTTTCTATCTGCCGATCATTAAAAGCAAAAAAAGGCTTGGATATGATTGTAATTGACTACTTGCAGCTTCTTACAGCAGCTGGTGCCGATATTAAATTCGGCATACGAGAGCAGGAAATCAATTTTATATCAAAGAAGCTGAAAGCCTTAGCAAAAGAGTTGAATATACCGGTAATTGCACTTTCACAGTTAAGCAGGATCGAGAAAGGAACAAAACGACTTTACAAGCTATCAGACCTACGCGAATCAGGTGCCATTGAGCAAGATGCTGACGGCGTAATGTTTGTTTTCCGACCACACTACCACGGTATCAGAGATATGAAAATAAACGGCGAAGAAATGATATTTAGTGAAAACGATACCATTATACAGTTTGCTAAATGGCGCTTAGGTGAAACAGGTATGACAATGCTAAAATTCAATAAGGAATGCTCCAGATTTGAAGATCCGAGCTTCTTACAAGAATTTATTGAACAGCCTGCACAATTAAAAAAAGACGAAGAATTACCATTTTAATAATTATAAAACCAAAACACAATGACATTAAAAATTGAAAAAGGCCTGGCTGTGAAAGAGTACAATAACGGCGGCACAGAAGAAAAAGCTCTCTTAGAAAAATTATTCGGCAAAAAAGCGAAGCAGAGCAAATATTAATAATTTAAATAAATAAAAATGGAACAATTAAAATGGGAAACGAAAAAGGTAAAAGTTAAAGACCTTATTCAATTGGATATAAACCCGAGAAAAATATCCGAAGACAAAAAACAGAAACTTGTGGAAAGTTTAGAAAAATTTAACTTGGTAGAGATACCTGCGGTTAATACTGACCTTCAAATTATTGGAGGCAACCAACGTGTGACAGCATTGTTGCTTGTTGGAAGAGGAGAAGAAGAGATTGATGTTAGATTTCCAAACCGTAAATTAACAAAAAAGGAGGTTAAGGAATATGCAATCATCAGCAACACTCACGCTGGAGAGTTTGATTTTGAAATACTTGATTTAGAATTTGCAGACATTTCAATAGGAGAACTTGGATTTGAAATTGAAGGATGGGATGATTGGAAAAATAAGCAAGACACTTTATTGGCAGGAGAAGCACAAGAGGATGATTTTGATGGAACTCCACCGAAAGAACCGATTACTGTTTTAGGCGATTTATACGAGATTGGTGAACACAGGTTGTTGTGTGGTGATTCTACGGATTCCGACCAAGTCGCAAAGTTGATGAATGGTAATAAAGCGGATATGGTATTTACGGACCCACCTTACGGGATTGATTATAGCGGCGGAAGAACGCAAGTAGTTGAGACTAAAACTTATGGTAAATTAATGAATGATGATTTACAAGGAGTTGAATTAGGTGAGTTGATATCAAATGTATTTTTATTTAACAAGCAAGAAGCGGACGTTTACATTTGTGTTTCTCCTAAAATGCAAAAACCATTTTTAGATTTTATTGAAAACTCAAATAAAACTATTGATGCAGTTATTGTTTGGGATAAAAAACAACCAGGACTTGGATATATGTCTTACAGAAGACAATGCGAATTTATTTTATTTGTAAAAGGTGGTGCGTTTAAAAAAGGAGATACAAGCGATTTTGATTTGTGGTCAATTAGCAGAGATAATGGTCAAGATTATGTACACGGAACTCAAAAACCTATTGCAGTACCTTCAAGAGCAATAAATAATTCAAGTAAAAAAGACGATTTAGTTTTGGATTATTTTGGCGGTTCAGGTTCAACAATGGTAGCATCTCACCAACTTAAACGCAAGTGCTACGGAATGGAGCTTGATTGTCGCTATGCTGATGTGATTGTTAAAAGAATGTTGAAGTTAGACAAAACATTAAAGATAAAGAAAAACGGAATTGACGAAACAGAAAAATGGTTAAAATTAATTGAATAAACATCGCATTATTTAGCATACATTTTTGTATATTTGTATTAATTAAAAAGCAAATAAAATGAGTGCTAAAAACGGATTAGATAAAATTTGTACGGTATGCGACAAAGAATATTATATAAGTGGATACAGAGCAGAAAAGTCAAAGTTTTGCTCAAAAGAATGTTGGTCTAAAAGACGTAAATTAAATGAATGTGAATATTGCCATAAGCCAATTACAAGCTATCACGCTAAAAAATACTGTTCAAGAAAGTGTAGTCATTCGGCTATGGTTGGAGATAAAGCACCGACTTGGATTGATGGAAAATCACTTGAAAGAGATAGAGCAAGAGATGGTGAAGAATTGCGAGAATGGAGAACAAAAGTATTTAAAAGAGATAATTACACTTGCCAACATTGTGGTGATAAAAAGCAAATACAAGCCCACCATATTATTGAATGGGCAAAAGATGAAAGCAAAAGGTTTGACATTGATAATGGGCTTACTTTGTGTGTTAAATGCCATAGTAAAGTTCACGGTAGAAATATTGGGCATAGAAGCAAAAAACCAAAAGTTTAACGATGGCTTACGATAGAAAGAAAATATTTGAACAGGCAAAAGAGCTTATTGTATTAGAATAATACAGGCAAAATACAGGCAAATGGCAAAAAGAGGGGGAAAAATATCACCAGCAACGGAGTTTAAGCCGGGACAGTCAGGAAACCCGAACGGTCGCCCAAAGAAACTACCTGAGTTGGACAAACTTTTGGCAGATGTATTGGGTGAGGAGAAAGATGGTTTAACTGCGGCAGAAGAAATATTAAAAGAACTGAACGCATGACACAGATTATCATAGGAAAATGCCCGAGCAAAAGCAACTGTTACAAAGTCATACAGCTGGGCAAGCATGCTTCATTGGCAAAGACCAAGGCACTCACCGATTACGAAAAGTCGTTCTATCTACAATGCAATATTTACCGGAATAAGAACATCACAGGCTTATTCGAGATTCACCTGCATGTATATTACGATAGCAACCGCGCGGATCTGGACAATAGCTTAAAAATTATCCTGGACTGCTTACAAAAGGTAAACGCTATCAAGAACGATAATAACTGCGTAAAGATTATTGCAGAAAAATTCATTGATAAAATCAAGCCCAGAATCGAGTTTACGCTGAAACCGATATAGTATTTTTTTATTCAAAATACACACTTAGAGTTTATTATTTTATCTCTAAGTGTGTTTTTTTTATTAAATTTGACGGTAAAACACACCAAAAGATGATTTTCAATTACTTGGAACATATCAGAATCAGTTTGAAGCATGCGGCAGAACTGTTCCACCGTTGATGATGTATGAGATAGCGAAAACGATTAATGAAACTATTCTGAATTAAAAATAGTGCAAATAGTACAAAATGGCATATTCCAAAAAGCAAAAGCAAAAATTTTTAGAAGTATTAAGGTCGAAAAACTTTAATGTTTCAAAAGCATGTAAAGATTTCAAAGGAATGAGCCGAAATACATACACTCTTTGGCTGCAAGAGGAATGGTTTAAAAATGAAATTGACGACATGCTCGAAGAGGAAATTGACGAATCCGAAGAGGTACACAGAATTTTGAGAAAAGGAATACCGAAAGTTGAAAACAGAAAACTGGTTGGTTGGGAACAGCGACCAGACAGAAAAGCAATCGAGTTCTTTCTAAGCACCAAAGCAAAAGAACGCGGTTATGTTAAAAGAATTGAGCAGACTGGCAAAGATGGTAAACCATTAATGCCAAACAAATTTAAAGTGACAGTTAAAAAGAAAGATGCTTAGGGAAATAACCGACATATTAACAGCTGATGAAATTGAAATTGAAATAGATCAGGATTTATTCCTGGACTGTTATGCTCATTTATTAGAGCCAAATGAAATTGATATAGAATTTGTTTGGGGTGGTCGTGATAGTGGAAAATCACAGCATGTAGCTCAACAACTTATAAAAGAATGTTTGGAGCTTGATTATTTCCGATGTGTACTTATTAAAAAAACTCACGAATCAATCAAGGATAGCCAATGGCAAACTATCAAAGATATTATTGAAGAATGGAATCTTGAAGAATACTTTTCTTTCAGGACTTCACCGCTTGAAATAGAGTGTGTGAATGGAAATAAGTTCATTGCGCGAGGGTGCGATAATCCGGTAAAATTAAAATCTATAAGAAATCCATCTCATGTATGGTATGAAGAAGGCGACCAACTTACATTACAGGATTTTACTACAATCCTAACAACACTAAGGAGTAACTATGGTAAGGTGAAGCAGTTTTTCGTATTTAATCCCGAATTACCAAAAGGTTTAGTTGATAAAAAGGATTTCTGGCTATATAAAAATTGGTTTTCTCATACTGAAGAAAAGAACTTTACGACAACTAAAACAATAAAACACAAAGAAAGAGAATTATCCATAAGTTACAGATCTACACACACTACATATCTTGATAATCCTTATTGTACCGATGAACGTATTGTTTATCACGAATCATTGAAAGATGAAAATCCAGCTAAATATGGACCTTACACTCAAGGCGAATGGGGTACCTATAGCAATGAAAAGCCATTCTTTTATTCTTACAACCACACAAAGCACTACTTCTTTACCAAATATGCACCAAGTAAAGATTATGATTTTTCTATAGGATTTGACTTCAACGCCAATCCTACCAGCGCTGTATTAGGTCAATTTAATAGGCATACTTTAACGTGGAATATATTTGACATAATTATCGCAGATGAAGCGAATGAATATAATGTATCACCGCTGGCAGCAGTATGTATTCAAATAAAAGAGAAATATGTTGATACAGGATTAACACCAACATATAGAATACAGGTAACTGGAGATGCGAGTGGAAAATACGGGAGTGCTGACAGACAAAAGGCACAAACATACTATTCAACCATTGCACGCTATCTCAAATTAAACGAATCACAAATAGTAGTACGAGATGCTAATCTTACTCACATATTGAGCGGTGATTTAATTAATGAAGCATTTAATAAATTACCAAAAGGTCATGTGAATCTATGTGATGTACCTGATTTGGAAAAGGATATAAAACGTTCTTTCCCAGATAAGGATAAATCACTTAATGAAGCTAAATCAAAGTTTGGCTTACACATACTTGATGCGTGGAGGTACTTAATGGATTTATGGTTTGGACACATAAATGGTTATTGGACTTCAAGTACCGTAGAAATTCAGGACAATATTTTATCACTAAAAAGACGTATCGAAACACTTAAAAATGCAGCATAATGGAAATCACAACCAAATTCAATGTCAATGATACAGCATGGCTTGTATTCGACAACAAACCACAAAAAACAACAATCAAAGCGATTGATGTAAAAGTAACCAGTGAAGGAACAACTGAAAAGTATTCACATGGCTATCCACCGGAAACAAAGTTGTACGCATCAATCGATGAAATGACAGCGGAAATTAAAAAACAAGCAGAAGAATTGCCTAAAGATGAATAACCAAAAGGAAATACAAAAGGTGGAGTTTGAAGTAAAAAGCAAGGTCAATAATCTAATTGACGAACTTATACTTTGTGATTCATCTGATAGAATGTGTAAAGAAGTTTCAACGAAAATAGATCGCGTTGATGCTGGCAATATGTTCGACTTCGAGCAACAGCTATTATACACGCACCTATTAAATATTGGTAACATCATTTCTGAATTATCGCATAAGTCTATCCACTTTACAAAGTCAGCTTTGCGAGAATACAAGGAAAGCACTAACCCGATTTGGATTGACATCGTAAACAAGAATGTAGCATGAAAGGAATAACATTACCAATATTTCACCACACCGACCAGTCAGCCACACTAAAAGATTGTGGTATTGAATACACCTTTGAAGGTAACTGTGAGATACGCGATGTTACATTCTATCAGATAAATGCCATATCAGAATACTTTGAAGATGATAAAAGCTACACTTCAATACATTCAAATGGTAGTGAGTACATAAGTTCTTTAAATATTAAAGAAGTAGAAAAAATCATTCAGAAACACCAATAAACTAAAAAGATGAAAGAAGCAATCATAGAATTTTGGAATAAGATAAGACCAAGAAAGAGAATCAAGCGTGAGCTTCCGGTTATCCATGTACACACATTTAAAACGGGTGAACGGTTGTACACGTACCGACCAGAGGATTACGGCAAAATATCATCAAGGTATTATCGTAATATTCAGGAAGCTACAAACTACCTTCAAACTTTCTCATTGGCTAAAAACGAATGGGAAGCTGCTGTGACAGGTTGCAAGAATCTCATTGCAGATGCGCTGGAAAGCATAAATATGCAAGACAGGACTAAGGCGCTGCTTGACATCAATAGCACATTTGATTGGTTCTTAACCAAGGTGACCGGATTAAAGAATGCAAATGAAACGATACTTGAATTTATGTTTTGCATGTTCTTCCTGCTGGAAGATGAACGGGAAACAGGTTACAGCGAGGTACACAATAAGCGGAAATTAGAATTGTTGAATCAGGATCCGGAAAAGCGTGATTTTTTTTTGAGCAGTCTTCAACAAACTACAAACAACTTATTGCCTATCTCACGCGAAGATACCCTGACGCTTTTACTTCAGATGGAACAGATGAAAGGCGCTCTGACATTTTTGAATTTGCAGGTAGATTAGATGAATGTGAGATAATGATGGCAAAGCATCTTGTGATTGATTTGGAAAAATTATACTCATACAACATTGAAAATTATTTTAAAGTATTAAGTAGTTTATTATCACAACCAAGCAAGGATAATACCGAAAACTCAAGCAACCAAGCTATTTCATAATTACTTAAAAAGTAGTAGAAATGGCAGATAAAACAATAATTGCAAAATTCATTTCAGATGGTTTGGCGCAGTTAGGCACGGAAGTAGAAGCTACAGCTGGGAAAATGGATTTATTGGCAAAAGCACAAAGCATCGTCAATCAATCCACTGACAACCTTACAAAGAAACAGTTGGAACTACGTGAACAAATAAGTTCCACAGGTGGTATCGTGCAAAAGATGAACGAAACCGGAAAGACATCATCTACTTTGTACACGGAACTTACTTCCAATTTACAAAAGTTGGTAGTAGAATATCAGAATGAAACCAAAGCGTTACAAGACAAATCTACTGAACTTAAAAAGGTAACATTAGACAGCAGCAATTATGCTAAAATTCTAACACAGGTTGCAAATGGTGAAGTATCTGCTCGTGAAGCGGCAAAACTACTCAAGCAGGAATTTATTAGCTTAAAACTGCAAGGAAAACAAAATACAGAACAATTCCAGCAATTAAAACAAGTAGCTGGCGAATTGAATGATACCATTTCAGATACATCCGCTGAAATTAAACAGGCTGGTTCTGATACCAGCGGATTAGATCACGTATTGCGTGTTTCTAATTCTGTATTGGCAGGATTTGGATTAGTGCAGGGAGCTGTAGGTTTATTCGGTGTTGAAAATGAGAATCTGCAAAAAACCCTACTGAAGGTAAATTCTGCAATGTTGTTACTAAACTCAGCTCAACAAATACAGGAAGAATTAACAAAAGAAGATAGCAAACTGAAAGTAGTAGCCGCCGCCGCTCAAAGTCTTTGGACATGGGCAATGGAAGGTACAACATTAGCAAGTAAAGGTCTTCGGGTAGCTCTACTTGCTACCGGTATTGGCGCTATCGTTGTGGGCATTGGTTTATTGATTGCAAATTTTGACAAAGTAAAACAAGTAATCTTAAACATATTTCCAGGATTAAATAAAATGGGTGAATACTTTAATAAGTTCAAGGCCATAGCAATGGGTGTTCTGGGAACCATCATACCGATACTGAAAACATATGGCAAAATATTAGTTGACTTGTTTACCCTTAATTGGGGTGAAATAAAAAAGGATTTCGAGGATGGTGCCAAAGACGTAGCTAAAGGTTATTACACTGCATTCGCTGAAGAAATAGAAACGCAAAAAAAGAAACAGGCAATTTCACTACTGCAAACTCAAATAGATCAAAACGAATTTGATATAAAAGTACTTAAGGCTCAAGGAAAAGATTTGGGTGCAGCTATATTGGAGTTTGACAATGCTAAGAAAAAAGGTGGAAAAGCGAAATTGGAGCTTGACCTTGACCCGAATAACAAAGAAAAGCAACAAGCCTACAAGGATTCTATAGTTGATATTATAAGTACCGAAAAAGCATTAAGCGATGAACGTAAAAAAGTAGCAGATGATGCAAAAAAAGCACGTGAAGATGCTGAGAAAAAAGCTTTAGACGCGCAAAAGAAAAAGTTAGAAGATGAGATTGCAGTTATTAAAACTAATCTACTGCAGGTAGGGTTGACAAACAAAGAGCGTTTAAAATTACAGGAAGATTTAATACTTAAGAGTGCCGAACTTGAAAAAGTCGGATTGTCTGTAAAAAAGAAAGCTCTCGTTGATGCTCAAGCCAGCAATGATATTTCCGAATTGGAGCAAAAAAATAATGAAGCTATACTGAAATCAGCACTTGAGTTGGTAGATGCTAAATTGGAAATTGTCAGTAAAGGAAGTGCCGATGAATTAAAATTACATCTGAAGAAGTTCGAAATACAACAGTCTATCGAAGAAACAGACATTATAAATTCTACGAAAACGGCGGAACAAAAAGAACAAGCGTTACTTCTTGTAAAGGATAAATACAATAAAAAGCAATTAGAATTAGTACGCCAATTCGGATATGAAGGTCAAAAGTTGACTTTAGAGATTGAACAATCAACAATCCAGGCACGCTTAAATTTAGTTCAGGAAGGCAGCAACCAAGAATATGATTTGAAAGTAGAGTTGTTAAAGAATCAAGCGCAACTGGAGATTGCCAATGCAAATAATTCTATCCAAAATGAACAACTGAAAGCTGCCAAAATAAAAGAAATTAACAGCAAACTGAGTTCCGATTTAGCCGAACTAAACAGGCAAAAACAAGCGCGAGATGTTGAGAATGCACAAAAATTGGTAGATGCAGAAATCAAACAAGCCAATGATAGAATTACGATTGCATCTACATTGGGTAATGGGTTAGCAGATTTTAGCAAAGGTATAATTCAAAATGAGTTGGATATGCTGGAGCAAAAGAAGAATAAGGGCATCATTAGCGAAAAGCAGTATCAAAAAGAAGTTGCTGCTTTAAAACGAAAACAGGCTATTGCAGATAAGGCACAAGCAGTATTCAATATTGGAATTAACATTGCTGAAGCTATTACAAAAGCCATGACAGCAGGCCCTGTAATAGGTCAAGTCTTAGCAGGTTTAACAGCTGCTTTAGGATTTGCTCAATTAGCAGTGGTATTGGCAAAACCTATTCCATCATTTTTTAGAGGTGTTCTTAAATTACCACTTGGCGATAATCCAAAAGGCCGTGATACTATACCATCAATGTTGAACGAAGGAGAATCGGTGATGACATCTGATGAAACTAATAAATATTACGGTGCATTGAAAGCTATGCGTGAAAATAAATTTCATCAATTATACATACCTGTAGATAGAATATTAAAAGCAGACTTGCCAGCTGCTATCAACGTAGGATCGCATGTTAGAAAACTTAAAAATGTAGAAACAGACGTGCATGTTATGCAACTTTTAAAGGTTGAGATTTCAGGAATGAAAGAAGAAATATCATTCGTTGGTGATTACATAAAACAGGGAAATACAGAGCGTGTACGTGGTAATAACAAATTAATTTCTACAATAGAAAAAAACAGAACTGATGGATATTAATTATAAACTTTACTTAGATGGCAATCTGATTAACGACACACCTCGAGGTCTTGACGATCTATTATTATCAATCAGTCGTGAAGATGGATTTAGTAATTCAGAGCAAATATTTAGAGATATAGCAGAATCACAATTAGAATTTTGGGGCGATGGATTTACTTATTTGTGCGACAAGCGTAAAGAGAATATCTGTGAAGAAATATTATTGAGTATCGAAACATCATGTAACGATGAATCTATTATACTGTTCGAAGGACTAATTAAGCAAAGTAAGGTAGAGGTAACACTTAAAAAGTGTATTGCGAAAGTAACAAATATAAAAGATAATAGCTTTAGTGGTTTGATACGCGATATTATAAATGTTGAAGTTGATTTATTCAACACAAAAACAAAAAATTGCGAATCGCTTATTCTACCTGTAACAGTTATAAATACACCTACAACACCTAATACTTACGTTATTACTGACATAAATACATATGATGTTCTTGATGTAATGAAATATTTAATTGCTTTTTTTACCGATAACCGGATAACCGTAAAATCAAATTACCTGACAAATGTAAAGTATTCTATCACTACAGGTTATAATATGCATAATACAGCTATTAACCTCGAAAAATCATATCCCAAAGTATCATTTGAAAAACTGTTTAATGAGATCAGAAAGAAAGAAACAGTTTTCATAGGTGTTGAATATGAAACCAACGGAACTCCATATTTAAGAGTAGAGGATGAAAACTATTTTTATTCTGAAGATGATTTACTGATGGTGATACAAAAAATACCATTAGATGCTGTTGAAAAATTAGACGGCAATAGATTGTTTAATGCTATTAACGTTGGTAGCGGTACCACAAAACTAAAAGAAGACACTATTGCAATTGTCAGTCAAAGCAGGCTTACAAGTTGGAATAAAGAAACTTACATTGGTTGTGGCGGATGTGGCGGTGAAAAGGATACAACTTTAGATTTGATTAGTGATTTTATAATAGATGCAAATATCATACACGAAGCAATGAACCAACCAATCGGCGCGGATTATGATAATGATGATGCTATATTCTTGCTGAACTATTACAATGCCGGTGTGGGTACCATAGCATGGAGATTGGTAGGAAACAATCTAAGCAACTACAATGAAAGATTGAATAACCAGAACGTACTACAAAGATGGGTTGGTGTTAGCAACAGTTGTATTGCGATTAATCGCTTTACAAAATATGGTTTTAAGGCTATTAATACTGGAGATAACCTATTAGATAAAGATTATATTATATTCACAATATCTGGTGCATGCACTCCTGTATTTCCAATAATATCATATTTGGGAAGTCACATTGAAGTGTTTGATAATCAGAATTCTCATGATTCAACAATTCAAACTGCAAATAATTGTACAAATTATGGTTATCAAAGTAAATTTACATGCCAAGAAACAGGCATTTATAAATTTCATGCAAAATCAGATATACAAGCAAATAAGGATGCTTTACTATCTGACGATGTAGTAAGTGCGGATTTTGAAATAAAATTCGTTGTATTTCAAGATAATACTTTAACAACGATTCTTGCAACATCACCAATAACAACTGTAAATTATCCTACAACAGTTGGAGTTGTACCTCCTGTAAAAAGCTTTGATATAGAATCACCACCATTTAATTTATCAGTTGGTAATATTGTAATGGTTCAAATTTCTCTTACAACAATATCAGTTGTGTATGGTGCAAGAACATACGATTTTAGATTTTCCGAAAGTGTATTTGAATTATTATCTGATAATACATCTTGTGAAGATATAACAGATGAAACAGGATTGTTCAAGCCGTACATTACAGACTTTGATTATACATTATGCCTGGATGATTATTTAAAATTCAAGAATAATAAGAAAGGATACATCTTATTAGAAGGCAAAAAAACATGGATAAAGAAAATTGAATACAAGCACAAAAAGAAAAGCACGTTGTATTTAATTCATAAGGAAAGCTATTGTGGTTGTAGCTAAATAATTATTTAGATAAGTAAGATGTTGCATCTTCATTTATCAGTAAAGTAGTACTTATTGCAAAATCAAGTTCGAGTTTATCCTTTTTGCAAGAATAGTGCCTTGATTCACCATTTATAGTAATAACATTATTTTCTGCACTATAATTATAAGTTTGCTGAGTTGAACCTTTGGATATAATTAATATTCCATTACTTCCAAAACTTGCCTTTGTTACACCATCAGGAAAAGTTGAAGAACTAACTACTTTATCTACAGTCCATGTTCCAATAATAGAAGAACCGTCTTTTTTGCATGAAATAATTGAAGCGGAAAGTATGAGAAGTAAAAATAAGTTTTTCATAAGTTGGTTACTTTTTACGTTAAACGTACCTAAATATACAAAAAGTTCCATTTTGTTGCTGGATTTTTACTAAATTTGACAAAGCAACCAAGCCATTTTAAATACTCATAAAATGGCAATTATAATTCCTAAGTATCAATCTTTGTTCTTCAAGTCATTGGAAGACAGAACAATCAGCACTGGTAGTAATTTAATTACAAATGGCAAATTTACAACCGACCTATCCAATTGGAATATTGATAGTTTTGTTTGGGACTCCACCAGTGATGGTATAGCCTCTGCCTATAGTGGGTATGGTATAGGAACGGCTTCATTAGAGCAAGATGGATTCAACCTACAGGCCAACAACCGCTACAAACTACAATTTAAGTATAAAGCAAGCAAACAATTTAAGGTAACTGTTATGTTGCATAATAATGCAAATGCTGAATTATCCGAAGATATCTCATTTGTTGGCATTACAGATGGGTTTTGGCATACAGTAGAGCTTTATTACAACATAAACATTATTACAACTGGCAGATTGATTTTAGTAGCAGAAAACATAGATGCCCCCGGAATACAACAAGGGATATCTTTTGATGATGTAAGCATTTATGC